TATGGCTAGTAGAGATACAGGTAGTGATGGCGATTTGTTTCATCACGGAGTAATGCCAAGAGTAGAAGAAATGGTTTTGAAAATGCCACTGAAGCACAAGGCAAAGGACGACCCACGGGCATTTCCATTTTATGCAATGGAGTATGGCCGGACTGAAGATCATTTCTTTTGTGAGGTAGCAGAACGTGTGGGCTACAAACCAGTAGTAGATACAGCAGTAGTGTGTCAGCACTGGCGCGAAGTACCACATGCTAGAAAAGACTTTACAGCATATAAAGACCAACACCCTGAACTAGCCGCATGATGCGAGTTCTGGACGTAGGTTGTGGGGACAAGACCGAATGTCGTACTATATTCCCAAAGGAAAAGATTACTACGTTAGACGTAAATCCAGACCTGAAACCAGATATAGTAGCGGACATCACACAACCTCTAGAGATAGACGAGAAGTTCGACACAGTGTTCATGTCCCATGTAATCGAACACATACCGAGGTTATCTGTCGTACCGACTTTACGCAACATATCTCAGGTACTGAACAGACAGGGCAAACTATACGTTATTACCCCCTCTTTGGAGTGGGCCGCCCGACAGATAATAGATAATGAAGACCTCCATGTGTCAGTGCTGGCCAGTATCTTTGGTAGTCAGGATGGATCGTGGCAGTTTCATCAGTGTGGGTTTACTATTATGCTACTAAGACAAGCAATCCGTATGGCAGGTATGCAGGATATGGAAGCATACCAGAGTAGCTATACGATAGAAATGGAAAGCGGACCGATAAAAGCCCAACAAAATATAGTTGTTGGATGGAAGGTATTTGAAGATGGCGAAGAAAGAGAAAGCTAAATCCAGTGGGTTTATCTCTAATAAACCTCCTAAAAAAGTAACTGTTATAAAAGGCACGCCGTTTATCACTAAAAAGAAGCGGTAAGCCCATCGCAAGTGCTAAACGTATGGTACGCTTGTTAGGGGACGATAATGCTATATAAAAAACCAGGCAAAAAGAAGAAACGTAAGCCCCGAAGGAATAGATAATGGCTGTTACTGGACAAACTGTAATAGATAGATTGGATCAACTGTTTGATGATACTAGTAATTCGTTATGGACTACTACTCAGAAACTAGCGGCGGTCAATGCCGCTATAGATTCAGCATGGCCCGAAATAAAAGATGTAGATATAGATAGTAGCCTAACTGTAGGCTCTAGCACGTTTGAATATACACCTACTGCAACCCCAGAAGTAGAATGGGGCTTTTCGGTTGCTTATGTAACCCTCGGTAGTAACCCCAAGGTTCTACTGCGTAGGGTAAAGCAACGGCAGAATGGTACAGCATGGACAATCATACTGCCAGCAGACCTAACCGCAGAGTTTAATGGGAAAACCCTGCATCTACAATACAATGACCGTATAGACCGTATAAGTGCAGCTACCGAATCAGCCGAATTACCGCTAGATTATCTGACTAATTATGCAGCTTACTGGCTGTGTTTATCACAGACTACAAAGGCAGCGCATTTTGATGTCAAGCCTTATGCTGAACTAATTGGTGAGTTTAGGCAAGCCGCTGAACGTAGCAAGTTGCGTAATCGGCGTGGCGATATACCACATATGATAGGTATCGGACACGATTTTGGTACAGGTCAATCTACCGTTGGACGTTACGGTGAGAACATAGTAACTAATCCGTAATTATGCCTACCGCTGGTGGAACTCACGATATAACCCTCCAACAAGGCAACACAACCTTTGGGTTTATGGTTGCCCCTGGAGAATACAACTCAGAACGTGTAGACGACTTTGCTCCACGTATTGCTACTGGTACTGAAGCTAGGGTACGTGAGGGTTTTTGGGATGCTTGGTCCCAAACAGGAATTACCGAAGGTATCGACCAGCTTACTTTCGCGAGTGCGCAAAAGATCTACCACAGCGATGGTAATATATTTCCTTTTAGAGATGAAAGCATAACCTTACATTCAGCCTGGAACTCTACTGATGGCAGTAAAGTTGCCACTGCTCCAATGATATTAGATTTTGGAGCCAGTACGGTATTATCTGCTATTGGTACAAAAGTACGCCGTACCACAGACGATAGTACCTGGAGTGATAGTAGTACCACATTAGGCGCAAGTGCCGTGTGGTTACATCGACATGGTAGTTATGTGTTTGCCGCCACCGGGTCTGGTGCAGACTTGTATCGGTCTGCTGATGGAGATACCTGGACCCAACCAGCATCAGGTCAAAAAGCTAATTGCTTCACTACCTGGGAAAAACCTGATGGGACAGTATTTTTAGTGCTAGGTAATGGTAGTACGATCAAGACCAGCACCGACAATGGTGCTACGTGGTCCTCAGCTATCAACGTAGGTAATCCTGAGTCGGATGTAACTGGCTTGGGTGTAGCATTCAACCTGCTCATTATCGGTAAAGAAGATAGTATCTATTGGTATGACGGTACTAACTTGAATGAGATCACAGGGTTTCCCAATCAAAAATACAGTGGTAATGCTAAGGCTCTGATATACCATGATGGTTTTCTATACACCCATATATTAGGGCGTATTGTAAAAATTAGTTTGTCATCTGGCGTTATCAGCAACATGATAGATGTGACACCGCTGATGAAAGGTGATGCCGATAAAGACTTACATGGGCACGGTATACCTATCTGGTTATGGAGTGGGCCGTTTCATTTGTATGCGGCATTCGACCAAGGTGAGGGCGACTTACCTGAAGTGCTTGGGTATAACGGCTTTGGCTGGCACCAGATATACAGAGGCACTGCTGACGACACCATGAAAGCGGCAGGGTATTCACGTAACTTGGCTAGGTCTTATCTGAATGATGGGGCTACCCGAAGTAGACGCCACACTACTCTACGCGATACACCATTCGCAGCTTATCCTGCCTCAGCTCAGTTTATTACGTCTGACCACGATGGTGGCTTGCCGTTCATGCTCAAGGCTTATAGGGATGTATCAGTAGATGCCCGTAATCTTAGCACTTCTGATGGACGTAAGATAACGGTGGAGTATTCTACTGATAAAGGTGCTAACTTTGTCAGCTTGGGCGACATTACGGCAGATGGTAAGACGGTCCTGCCTTTTAGTGAGACTGAGATAACAACTACATCCAAACATTTAAGGTTACGCTTTACACTAACTCGTGGTTCTGACGCAGCTAAAACCCCAGTGTTAGAGCGATTTACTACCAGTTTCCTATTACGTCCTGATCCAATCAGAGCTTACCAGTTAGGACTAATGTTAGGCGGTTCACGCAGTAGAGATAACGAAGCCGAAAGTAAATCAGTTAGGGAACAATTAGAGTTCTTGAAAGAGATAGAGGGTAGTGAGACACCAATCAGATTTACAGACATGCTAGGTTGGCAACACTTAGTATACATAACGAAAACCAGTATATTACGTCCTAGTGAGGAACAATTAGGATACGACAAGGACGAACGACAAGCACAGGTAGTAATGGTGGATGCCACTACTGGTCCGTGGCCGCAGATAACAGCACCAATGAGTGCGACAGTAGCAGTTACAGTAGCTGCTACTGATTCTCCACCAACGTGGGATAACTTCAATTGGGATTTTGCAGAGTGGTAAACAGGTGATATTATGGCAACTAGTCTAATTACAAACAATGGATTGAATGCGGCAGTAAGTCAGTGGCTTGATGTAGGTGGTACAACTAACATGACCCACTTAGCAGTAGGTGAGGGCATAGCTACCCCACTTGTTACCGATACTGACATGGAGACACAGATAGTACGGGTCGCTCCTGACACTAAGTCAGTAAGTGATAACGTAATAACTATCGAGCATTACTATGGCACGACTGAAGGAAACGGTACTATCGCAGAAGTAGGAGTGTTATCCGCTTCTAGTGGTGGTGTGTTACATATGCACGGACAACCAGCTGCTGCCGTAACTAAAACAACTAATAAAACCATGCGTGTAACGGTCACAATAACCTTAGATAACAAGACCTAATGCCTAAACGCTTAATTAGCAGTCCCCGTAAGATGATGTCGGCACCACGTATCAGTATACGTGCCAGGAAGCTGACCAGTTTAACTAGACCAGAGCTTCCACCTATTCAAAACGTACCAGGTCTAAATATACCCGAAAGCCGTATATATAAAGCACTTAAAGAACTAAAGATACGCTTTGAAATACAGCGCAACGTCTTAGGAGGGGGTATACTTGGGGGAGCGAAAGCGGATTTTCTACTACCGGATTATATGATCGACCTTGAGTACCAAGGTCCTTTTCATGGGGTAGCAGAAGGTAAAGCCCGTGATGTGCTAAGAAATTTAGGCGTAACCAGCAAGGGGTATCGAGTAGTTCAGCTCTATGAGCGAGATTTGAAGCGATTAGTACCCAGAATATTAGAACTTATAGGTAAACCATCTATGGTAGGAGTAGGAACATGACAATAGCATCTGATAGTCAAGCACTAGCAGCCGACATACTAAATCACGCTGATGCCAGCGGATTTCCTAAGTGGAAGAAAGGCGCAGACTTATCTAGTGCCAACGCCCTAACTTTAGGTAGTGATGGTAATGCTTTTGATATAACTGGCACAACTGCTATCACTTCAATTTCAACCAGAGGGGTAGGCGCAATTATATTATTGCACTTTGATGGCGCACTAACGTTGACCCATCACAGTACCAACCTGGTACTTCCAGACGGAGAAAATATAACCACAGCGGCAGGCGATGTAGCCGTACTACATGAGTACGCATCAGCAGACTGGCGACTTGTTTCGTACAGTCGAGCAGACGCAGCTAGTGGTGTGCTATCTGTAGCTAATGGTGGTACAGGCGCAGCCACACTAACTGACGGGGGAGTATTATTAGGCTCTGGAACTAGCGCAGTCACCGCCATGTCGGTGTTGGGTGACGGCGTGGTTGTTGTTGGTGACAACTCCGGGGACCCGACCACCATCACGGCCTTTACAGCCTCTGACGGTACTCTGAAACATGAGGTCGGTGGTGTTGAGGCCGACATAAGTGGGGTCACGGACGGTGCTGTTGTCATCGGCACAGGGACAGGG